TGTGCAAGGTGTGCCATAATTTAATATTATATAATAGACTGTGTCAACAGCAGTAATCGTTTGATTATCTTGTTCAGAAAGAGTAACCGATACTAAGGGAGCTGTGGCACTTGCGGATGTGCGGAGATATGCTTCTGTTATAGCTATTACCTTAAATGTCCCAGCATTAGTTCCTTCGGCTATTTCTCCCCCAGTAATAACTCCAGCACTATCCAGAGAATTAGTTACATTTTCGAGGTCGTCAACGTCAAGGTCAGTTTTAGTTTCAGTTAAAGTCCTAACTGCATAGGTATCGTTAGCGGTTAATTTTAAGAATGAGGGGGATACATAAGTTAACCCAGCAATACTTAATAAACCAGCGTCATACGCCTGTACATCCGTGCCATAAACAAGCTCTAAATTAGTTCTTGCTCCCGAAGCGGTAGAAGCCCCAGTTCCACCATCTGCAACGGTTAAGTCTGTTATTCCTGTAATAGTACCGCCTATTATAGTTGGGGATAATGTTCCGCCAGTCGTGCCATCAGCAGGATACAAATCATCACGCTTGCTATGCCCTAAAAGGTTGCCAAGGTCATCAAGTATTTGCCTCATTTCATTAGTATCTTCGAGTGCGTCTGCTTTATCCTCAATGCCTACATAAAAGTTCGCCCCGCTTTCTTGAGTGTATTTGTAATAAGAAGCATAGCCGCCAATACTAAAAGCCATTACCATAATTATTGATAGTAGTATCCCTAATAATTTTCTATTCTTAAACATATAAAATCACTTCCTTATTAATTTTCTTTGGTCGATTTAATCGGTTTGTAATTTTTCAATTCATTCATTATCATTTCCTTGAGACTCAACATGGCGAATTGCGATAGTCTATTCCCCAGTTCTTCTTGGGTAAACTGGTTCAATATCTGTTCAATTTTCTTTATTAATTCTTCCATTATTTCTCTCCTTCCCTATAAAATAAAAAGTGCCATCAAAATATCGGTTAAAATATTTTAAATGGCACTCTGGGTGCTCTACTAATTATATTTAGTTTTTAGAAATTAATTACTTAATTATTATATACTGTTTCTACGATGTTATTCCAGTAATTATAAACGATATATTTTTTCAATGTCAAATTATCAGGAAGTTCGCTACAATCAAAATCTACAATTTCTTTAAATGTATTAAACCAATTTCCCCAATTATTAAAATAATATCCATTGTCGGTAAAAGACATTCCTTCTTCTACATAAATTGCTATACGATGGGAATAAATAGTTCCCCTATAAAATATCTCTATTTGATAGGTTTCATATCCGTGATAATTAGCGACAAAGACCCCAAAAGCACTAAAATCATTGCAGTCGCCTTTTTTTGTTTTCCATAAAGTATAGGGGTCAGGTGCATAAAAATTGTGTGCTTCATAAGTAAAGTTTTCCAGCATATAATCCCCGATTTTTTGTGGTGTGTCTAATTCCTCAATAACTGCAAGGAATTCTCCATCATCAGGACAAATCCAGCCATTAAGGTTAAAAATTCCACAGCCAGTTAATAATATTAAAATAGCCCCTATAATAAATAATAATATAACTTTTTTCATATTCTTTCACCCCTTTATATTATATAATGTTTTGTTTAATATTACAAATTTTAGGGTTTTTCTTAATAATTGTTTCTACTTTCGAATCATACTTGTTAAAATTATCATCTACTATATTAAGATGGTCTAATATTTTCTTTAAAGTTTTACGTAATATCTTTTTTTCACTTGCAGGGTTGTATAATTCGTTAATTTTCCTCGCTAAAACCATTCGTCTATCAGTTCCAGAAAAATATTCATATTGAGTGTAATCAAAATCAATTATTTTCCCTTCTACAATTTCGTAAAGTGGGAAAGAATTCCAAGTCTTTTGTTCTCTGACTATGAATTGTTTATATTCTATTTCGTCAGTTTCATTGCCATCTTTATCTTTTTTGTATTCGATTTTTAGAGTATCTTTGATAAATTGATCATCATCAGATAATTCAATCAAAATATCGTAGCCCAGAAATTCTTTATCGCTAATATTTAATACTATTTCGTGTTCAATGTTATCTTCTAAAGTTATTTTTTTTGTGTTTATATATAATTTCATATTATCCTCCTTTCTACCAACTTGCTCCTGTATATTCTACTCTTTCCCATGTACCACCCACATAAACATATAATAATCCCGATGAACCTACTGCTATCTCTCCATCATAATTATTTGAAGTAGGAGCAGCAGATAAAGTTGGTAATCGTAATTGTCCTGTGCCATAAAAATAAAAAAGTGCCCCTCCTCCACCTTGTGCTCCAATACCTATATAATCTGCATACGTAAATAGACTAACGTGAGTCGTAGTAAGTCTCATAACAAAGGAAGAATAACCTGCTTTATCATATCTTATTTGGTGGTCACCGAAATCATACATTCTTATTCCACTATCTTCAAAATAGATATCTTCATCAGTCCCGCCACCAACCCTAAATCTTGTTCCATAAATTGTCCCAGAATGAACTGTTCCTAAAGTAGCTTGTATTGCTGCTAAATTGGTTACATCTATTTTATCGGCTGTTATTGCTCCTGCCGCTATATTGCCCGCCAAAATAGTATCCGCTGCTATTTCCGTAGTTGTAATAGTTCCTGCAGCAATCTCATTGGCAGTAATAGTATTGGCTGCAATTTGATTAGCAGTAATACAATTAGCAACTATATCATTTGCTCCCGCCTTATTCGGTGCAATACTATCTGCTGTCGGGGTCGAAGTCGAACCTTCTGTCCCTGTCTGCGTATAAGCAGATATCCGATATCGGTAATATTTCGTATAAGTCAATAGCAAATCAAGCCACATAGTAGCATCTGTTCTCACTATTTCTGTCCATGCTCCTGTCCAGGTAGTACCATCATCACTTTCCTGTCTCTCCACAATGTAGCCAGCTAAATTATCTTCTGTCGAGGCTGTCCAGACAACTTTAATCCCAGAGAGTATAGCTGTAGCACTCGCTCCCACCACCTGTGCAGGGGTTTCGCTATCAGTAGCAGTCGTTTGGGTCTCTTGCGAACTCCAATCACTCCGATTACCATATATATCCACTGATCGAATATAAACTTCGTATTCGGTATTTTGTTCTAATCCTGTCCAGAGAAAACTGGTATTAGTCGTAGTTACATAACCAAAATCACTATAAGCAGTTTTTTTGTATTTTAATTCATAATGGGAAAAATCATCTTCAGTATTAGCGTTCCAGGTTGCCTTTAACCAGGCTAAACTTGCCTGCGTAATTTCACCCATGCCAGTAGAAAGAGCCAGATTATCAGGGATATCGGGAGCTTCAGTATCACGTTTCAGGCTTTCATTACTTTGGTAAAGTAATTTTAGCAACAAATCTTCGAGACCTTTGAGTTTTGTAGCAATGGTAACCTTATAGAGGTAATATATTATGCTCTCACCAACTGAACGGTAAGATATCTCTGCACTGGCTGCGGGTTTGTAACCTATTGTAGCAGTCGCAGTAGGTTTATAACTTATAGTGGGATATTCTATTGTAACGGTAATTTTCTGTAATTCTACTTTTTGCACAAGGAAGTCCTGGTTAATGTTTCTTTTAGTAGAATTTAGGGTTATGATTTGCCCACTCCGAATATCGCTTTGATTTGTCAAAAATGTTCCTTCTATTACTGGGTCAGCATTTTCTAACAGGTCAGCTTTTGCCACATCGATAGCCCAATTTTTATTGTCAATCTTGTTATTAGTAATGCAATATTCGTGTATTCCGTCTCCACCTTCAATAGCTGCAACAGCGTCAATACTGTCTTGATCATCCCATCTAATTATTATAGTCTCATCTGCTCCATAAGTAATTACAATCTCGTCATCATCTGCGGGAGTAGAGGTAGAAGTACCGAGAGTCAAAACTCCAGTAGTGGCATTTAGCATAAAATCGTAATCATCGGGGTTATCTACTCCATCCCAGCCCACTGTTTTTGCCACATTGTTTAGAGTTGCAGATGGAGAAGGTATTGCATTGGGTACATATTTGCAAGTCCAGGAGACGGTCGTACCATCTCCGATAAAAAGCTCTGTAAAGTCCAGGGTTTCATATTTCGAAGATTTAACATATACCCTATTTCGGAGTTGAGATATATCATAATCTATCTCCAAATCCTTATAATATTCCTGGTCATCATCAAGTTGGAAAGAAGCCGCATAAGCAGTCTTATAAAAAAAATGGATATCCTTGTCATAATCGACATACCATTGGTAGCCAGAAGCCTCAGCAATGGCGTCTATGGCGTCAGATACTTGGTCATAATCGAAGGATATTTTAGTTAGAGTTAAGCCGTCAGCAACATTAACATAAGTGAACCCAGAGGTATAATTATCGATAATATCTTTTATAATATTTCCAGCTAATTGATTTTGGTATGATCCTATCACCAGCTTTTTATCAAGGTCTCTTGTATAATCTACACATTCTATATCATAAGTTAGCAGGTTCGGGGGTAAGAATTTTTCTTCTTTAGATAATATTCTGCCGGCAAAAAGTTTAGTATCTCCCTCTTCAATTAAAATTGTTTCTCCGGCTATAGGGGCAACGGAAACATCATTACAAAAAAAAGTAAAACTTGCGGTATTGGTTTTTTCCAATACATCATCTATAGCAAATGTATTGGCGTCAACATTCTCTGTTCTGTCCACGCCATTAATTTTGATAGTTATTGCCATTTTAAACTCTCCTAAGTAATTTTATCTTCCTTGCAATTTCATTGCTAACTTTTTCAGCAATATTTTTTATGTCCAGTTTATTGGATATATTATTCCCCGTTATATTTACGTATATCTTTGTCTCCCCAAATCCAGCTCCAGAATTACCAACATTACTAACATTAGTATTTCCCACTAATCCACCACCAGCAAAAGCAGGGGTAGGAGTCGGGAATCCACCAGCTATAGCAGCAGTAAGATTTTGCGGTATTGCCTTAAATTTTCGTATAAAGTCTGTCATTGGTTTTGCTATAACATATTCCCCTTCGGTCAACATTGCCGGTATTGTATCTACACCGCCACCAGAAGCAAATCCTTTCACCTCTCCGCCAAGATTATAGCCTACGCCGCCACCAGTATCAAAACCTAAAAATGGGAATAACCATTTGAAAGCTGCCAACACAACCAATTTCGCTATCATAGCAGCAACCGCATTAATTAATGTATTTTTTAATCCTTCCCAAAATTTAGACCAACTCCATTCAAAATCTTTAGTCTGGCTTAAAAGACCACTTATAGCCCCCGCTAATTGAGTCTCAAGATAACCGGTAATTGTGGTAATAACTGGCTTTACTGTATTATCTAAAGTTATAAATGCATCTCCGACCTCTTCCAATTTTAAAATTTGTAAACTAAACAATTCATCAGCCAATTCAATTGATATCCCTAAATCAATATAACCTTGTCTTTCCTCCTCTAATCTTTTGATTATTGTTTCCATAGGGGTATGAGTTAGTTCATAAATTTTATCGGTTATAGTTTCATATGCATCTGCTAATTTATTCTTTTGATCTACGCCTTCTTCTTCTTTTTTTATTAATTTATCCAGACTTTTTATTTCTAAACCCCTTGCAATATTTATATTGTCTATCTTGATTTTCTTTTTTTCTATGCTTAATTTTGCTTCTTCCACTATTTTTATATAACCATCATATTCTTCTTTTATATTTTTTAGTTTTACTTCGTAAGGGGTATGAGTTAGTTCATAAATTTTATCGGTTACTACTTTGGTAACTCTTGCCACTTCTTCCATAATACCTATGTTCTCTTCTTGCTTTTTGTTTAATTCTTCCAAACTTTCAGTTTGCAGTTCATACCATTTATTTACAACTTCCATTTCTATCCCTGTATCGAGATAGGCTTGTTTCTGTAGATCCAAATCCCGGATAGCTACTTCCACAGCAGTGTGGGTCAATTTGTATATTTCATTTGTAATTTCAGTAAGGGCATTAGCTGTTTCTCTCTCTTCATTTTCCTTTTCTATCTGCTTTCTTAGTTCCTCTTGTTTTTCTCCTAAATCTGCCAATATTTTGGCTACTTCTTTATCTAATTTTAGTTTTTCTTCGGTTACATCAATTCCCTCTTTTTCGGCTTTGGTAAGTTCTTCTCTTCTTTCATATAACCAGCACAATTGTTCATTTATTTTTACTAATTGTGCTGCGTATTCTTTATGTTTTATAGTAGCTATGATAGCATCTTCTGTTCCCCAATTAATTTCACTCATTGCTAACTGCAGATTATTTGCTTCGGTAGCCAAATTTTCTATCGACTTATCTATTTCAGAGAGAGATATTTTATCAAGTTCTAAAGCTTCTTTTCTGATATCTCTTAGATAATCTGATAGTTTTTTAAAGCCTAAAACAATAGCTCCCCCTACTGCAAACGGTAACATAGCGGGAGCTAATAATGTAAATCCAGTAATTATACCAGGCAAGATTATACCGATACTCCCCAAAACTGTAAGTGCTATACCCAATCCAGCCGTCCATTTTACAATGCTCTCAGCTAATGGCCTATTTTCTTCAACCCATGTTCTTATATTAACCAATATATTTTGGATGGTAGGTAAGAGAGAGTCCTTTAATATAGGCAATAGAAAATCACCTATCTCAGTCCGCAGATTTTGAAATTCAGCTTTAGCAGCCTTAATCTTCCCGGCAGTAGTATCCATTATACCGGTAACTGCTTCATGTGCGAAGCCGGTTTCTGAAACTTTTTTGGTCAATTCTTCGATTGCAGGTACAGATTCCCTTGCTATAACAACAGCGGCAGTACTTGCCCTTGCTCCAAACATCTTTACAAAATTAGCACCTCTTTCATGTGCCTCACCTAACAATTTTACCAATCCTGTAGGTGTTTTAATTGCCTCCGCAACATCATCAAGGGAAATTCCTACTTTGTCTAATTCTTCGGTCATTTCACTGGTCGGGTCTCTCAACTTTACAATCATTTGCCTAAATTGAGTCCCAGCCATAGAAGCTTCGCCGGTAACTTTTATCACAGCATCTACTATTGGAATAGTTCCTTCTAAACTCCAGCCCAACTCACCAGCAGCAACTCCAGCATATTTCATGGTCTCAACTAATTCGTTCCCCTGAAAAGAAGTATTTGCTAACGTGCCAGCTAAAACATCGTTAATATGTGCCATGTCATCTGCTTCGAGGTTATATTGCTGCATAAGATTCAGCATTAATTTGGTGGTCTCGCCTTCTTCTGTACCCAGTACTATAGCAGTCTCGATGATAGGGTTAAGCATTTTTCGCATTTCGACTACATCGTAACCTTCAGAAGCTAATCGATTGAACACATCAGCCACTTCACTGCCAGATTTTCCGAGTTCAACCATATCCTTGCTTAATGCAACTTTTTTTATTTCTGTCATCTGTTTGGCAGTAGCACCCGATTGTATTTCGATTCGTTTGAGTTTAGTCTCAAAATCTATAGAGCCTTTCACTGCATAGGCAAGAGCCCCTGTTATAGCAGCCCCTGCAACAGCCATACCTTTACTAACCTGTTTCATGCCAGCCATAAAATTAGTAGTATTAGCATTTATAAATATATTCAATTCTTTGTTAGTATTTCCAAAAGCCACTATATCACCTCAAAAAAAAGGCTATACATCCTTCACTTTAAAAAAAGCAAGTATAGCCTTTTCGACTAAGACTTTTCTCTTATATATCTCCATAGCCTTTTTCTTTAATTCATCGGATAGGGGGACAGACATAGACTCGTTATAACTCCAGCCATAAGCTACTCCAAATATATCGACTATTTCTTCCCAGCTTCCGCTTTTATAAAATTTACGCCAGTATACTCATTCAACTGTTTAATTTTCTTTTTCATTTCCGATAGTGGAAAAGCTTTCATGAATTCTTCTAAGGTCATTTTCACATCAGGATTATATTTCTTTATAGCACACAAATAGAGACTGAACGATTGTCTCATCTTAGATAATTTTTTATCTTCAAGCTTTTCATTTATTTCGTCTATCTCGAAGGCACTCAATTCGCCTATATTATATTCTTTAGTGCCAATTGTAATTTTCTTCAATTTATATTCCCTCCTTTCTTATATATTTTAATAGCTTGTTTCTAAATTAGTTAGGGTAATCTTCACTGCATAACCATCACTCACACTATATTTTGCTTTTCCACTAACCCCAGCAGTTAATCTTCCAGACCCGCTCATGTTAATTGGATATGTTGTATATCGCATTTTAGGTATATCAATCTGCAATTTATAATTATATCCACTTTCACATTCGGCACCGGTAAATACAATTTGGAAAGCCTGCTCAGTTCCCGCCTTAAATTTGTCATATTCAGTTCTATCTACAAAATCAGTAGTAAAATTAAACCCAAATGTTCTCACTCCATTTCTTATAAGTCTGCGGATATAACTGGACTGGTTAAGTGAGAAAATCCCGACCAATTGATTATCAAGATTCAAAGTAAAGTCCTCTAAATAATCATGGTCAACGGTTGCAATTTTGACCTGTGCCTGATTCCAAATAAATGGATTGGTAGTTTCCAGACTCACAGATTGCGTTTCAGCAAGTTCAGCCTCTTCTTTGGCTATTATCCCAGCTACGGCTTTCAGGATCTTGTCGCCCGTGCCAAAACTAAGTGATAGAGTATTGACCACAGCACCCTTATATTGGAATGCTTTATCGGTAGCACTTTCATCTCGATAGACTTCTAAGCTATATGGTGGTAATGCACACAAAGCGGAAAAATTAGCCTGTACTGGTGTAAATACGTGGTCATAGGTAAGGGAAGCATTAGAGGTAACCACTCGCCTTAAATCATCAAAACGGATAACACATTCGCCTTTATCAACGTGCATAATTAGTGCAAGAGATATAACTGCGTTTAAATCTGAAGCGTCAGCTATAGCGATTGTACATTCTTTCCATTCTCCAGCGGTTAATGCAGGTACATTCATATCTTCATAACCATCAACTCCAACTGCACCTTCAGCAGTCTCGGTAACTCTTACAACTAAATCGCCACTATCACAAGCTACAGATGATTTTATCCAAAACTTGATATGAGTATCTGATGTCATATCAGTTGAGCTTACTGCTTCACTAACTAAAATATCATCGGCAGCTACATCAGTGCTAACTTGTATTTTAAGAGCAGCACTATCTTTTTTCTTATCGCTACCGTCAATTCCGGATATTACTCCACCATCAACTAATTCATTCCATGCGTCCTCACAGTCTTCTAATTCCACTACAGCAGTTCCAGCGGCTACAGCAGCAGCAGGTGCACCTAATGCACTCCGCAAAATATGCCCTATACTTGCAGGTTGTACTTCTATCGCTATATCACCTTCAAATTTCTTTTCGCCCTGGTAAGACGGTGCTTCATCTACTATAGCTTTTTGTGCAGCAGATACAACATCTTCTATATTAGGTACAATGCTTTCCGATATAAACGGCAAAAACTTATCTACTGTTACCGCACTTCCCCAGGTTGTCTCTTTCTTTAGCCCTATATGTCCTCTCATTGGTATTGCCATTATTTATCATCTCCTTTCTTTTTAGATTTTTTTATCTTAATTTTTCTTGGTTTAACTAATTTCTCTAATTTAATAGTAGTAGTTTTTTTCACAGGTTCAACTTTTCTAAACATCCCTGTTTTTAATAATTTCTCAACTTTTTTAGGGTCTTTTTCGTCAGTGATTTGACCCCGCTTGAACACCCCTGCACCGACTACCCACATTTCGGTGTTCATAATATATTTTAATTTCATAACATCACCTCATTTCTTTATAATCTTGTAACAAAATTCTGCCTTAATATAACTTCCATATCTATTTCGACCCCCCGAAAAGGATAACTATCAAAGGTAAATCGTGTATCTAAAAATTCAAAATTAATACATTCTCCATCTAAGGTCTCGTTCGCTCCTAATGCTTTCTTAATATCAAAGTTAACATCCAGTATACCTTTGGTTGTAGCGTCCCCGACTATCTGCTTATCAATATCATATATTTTTATATAACCAAAGATGGTTATTGTGAATCCAATCTCCAATCCATGTGGCATAGTTACCGGTTTTTCCGGTGCCTTTGTCGGCTCTAAGAATATACAGGGGAAATTGTTGGTTGGAACGTCCTTTCGAGTTCCTGCATATACCTTTTTTATGTATGTACTAAGGGTTGTATCTGCTTCTAATATAGATTTTACCTTATTGAAAATCGTCTCTAATTTCATTTAATAATTTCCTCCAGATATTCGGCAAAAATATTAACTATATTCTTGTCGTCATCTTCCTGAAATAATAGGAATGTCCGTTTAGGTATCTTAATATTCCTTCTAATCGTCCTGCCGGTCTGGTGTATTGCCATATATTTTACATCAGTACCAATTTTTAGTACTTTATTGCTTACTATTTTCGGTGTAATGGATGTTTTACCCTTGCCCGTATCTTGTAATATCTTAGCTCCCCTACCATGTTTCCTTCTCATGGACAAAGTCATTTCCGATAATGGACTCCACTTTGTCGGTCTGCCCTCTGCCCGGAAGTTCTTATCGATAGAACCCATCATTAATTGCCCTGCTTGCTTTAAGGGGACTCTCAAGTTATCAGCTTTTTTTCCTGCCCGATTGAACAGAGCTTTCAATTCTTCTCTACCTCGAATATCAAAACTAACAAATGTACTTTTAGCCATCTGCTTCACTATCCAAATCATCTATTTTGTCATAATCAACTCCCCAGTCAGTCTCATCTCGTTCATCAAAAGTAGATTTATAGTCTTTTGTGCTCGATAATAGGCTGCCCATATCAGAGGAATTATCTATATCGATTCCTTCAATTTGCATCGTGCCATCTGCTATCGCCTTCAAGGTTGCTCTCGCACTTCGATAACGGTCAATCCAATCGTTTATACTGCCATCATTCCCAGCATATAGTCCCCTCATAACAAAATAGGAAGCAATATCTTCCGCCAAAGATTTTATAATTGCTGGAAGGGGGTCAGCTGCATCTATTGCGGCAAGTAATTCCGTACTAAATGCAGCTCTTATTTCAGCGTCCCCTTTTATTATTGCCTTTGCCATTAAGGTAGAAGGCACATCTGCAGTTGCCATATTTATATTTGTTAGTATATCGCTTGATTCACAAAAAGCCATAAGCTACTCCTTTGTTTAGACAGCACCTTTCATTATTCCCGCATTTACTAAAGCAGTCCTAATCGCCGTTAATAAGGTATCTAAAGCTGCAATATCTTCTTGAACGGCTTTAAAGTCATTCATTATATTAGCTGCCTGATTAACAGAAGTAGTATCTCCTATAAGAGATAATCCTGCTCCTGCTGTTCCTGTATTATCGCCTACGCCTGTTATGGCTCCTGGGTCAGCTTGGTCAGCACTGGCAGGCTGGACTATAGGAGTTTTACCCCAAAATGCTAATTTCTGCGTAACAGCAGTTCCTATTTTTGATCCAGTAGTAGTGCCAGCAATGATATTTTTAGCCTCTTTCATAGTGATATCATCATGTGCAGCAATATCACCTTTAAATACTACTTTCCTTCTAAATTTATCAATTCCCATAATATAAATCTCCTTTTTTAATCTTTTTTATGGGAGGGAGCATAAACCCCCTCCCCGTTGCTTTTCTCAGTTGTTACTAAGCTACAGCAGTCTGAATAAGGTATCCGCAATCTACGGATACAATTTCTTCATCCTGTATCTGTCCTACTTCAATCCAATCACTATGTTTTGTCTCTATTCTTGCGGTACGTGTTTTGTTCTGTCCAACCTTAAAGGTATAGCCGAGACTAAATTTCTTTATTCCTGGAGCTTTTTCTACATAAGCTAATATTGCATTTTTGCCCCATAAATAACTATAGCTTGCGGTCTGTCCTTCATTTGCTGTGTTATATCCGGCTTTTCCAATTATAACCTTTTCCACTTCGAATAAATCTGCGAGCATTTCGGGAGTAATTATCCCCTTTGACACATATTTAAAGCGGTCAATTACATCAGGATGGTGCTTCAATTGGCTATATACTTCAAGTCCTAATAATAGAGTGTTAGGCATTTTGAAGATTTTTCCATGAATAGTATTTCGTCCAGTCTCGATATCCCCAACAGGGTCGGAATTTGTGTAATCTGACCATTGGTCTGTCCCTGTAAGAGCATTATAACTGGTCAGGACTGTCTCATCGGTAAGCATATCGACAATTCTTTTTTCCTGTGCGAGTAAATTTAAGTCGGTTAAAAATTCAACAGTATCGACTTTCATATTGAGAGGTTTATCTGCATTGTTCTTTTCCCTATCATCGATAAGGTCATTTAGTGCATATTCATTGCAACTATAGGTATCGGTTGTAACCTTCCAATCTACAGTTTTACTATCGGATTTTGGAGCTCTTAAATTATTCGGTACTCTAAACCTATCGGCTTTCGAGTTATATTTATAATATTTGTCACTTTCTTTTTTTACTTTTACGACTGGTAACATTTCAAGACCTACGAAAGCAGCGTTTCGATACATCTCGGATATATTACTCAGTATTTTGTCAGTGTGTACATTCGCTACGTCTGGCATTTATATCACCTCAACTTTCTTTTTATATTTTTTTATGCAGCATGTGTAACAGGAGTATATCCATGAATTATGAGAACTTCTATAATATCATCCTGTGCAGTGGCTGCTTCGAGTGCTATTGCACCACAATATTCATCAGCAGCGTCTGCAACTTCTCCATCACCGCTTGCAGTAGAAGTTATCCATTCTCCTTCATCACAAGTTTCGTTCATTACTAATTTTGATGTTCCCAGCAATCTTACGAGTGCTGCTTTATCTTCTGCGTCAGGGGCATTCTGCAATATTCCTATTGCCAGCCCATTAGCTCCACAAGCCTGTACTTTGCCATCGGCATCAAGGCTCACAAAATAAAACTGTGCAGAGCTAAGATCTTCAGCAGCTTTAAAAGTTAAATCTTGTACTCCAGCAGATTGACTCATTATTTAACACCTCTTTTCGGTTTATTGTTTATCATTTTATTATTTTTCTTCTTCAGTATCTTCTACGCAAGCAAGCACCGCATCACGGTAACTTACATCTTTATTCTCGGCCATATACTTTTCAATCTTCTTATCATTATCACTCTTGCCATCATCATTTTTATGCTCTCCATCTTTGCTTAATTCTGCAAAGATAGATTGTGAAAAATCAGGCTGTAATTCAATGAATTTAGTGAGCAATTCCCGCTGTGATAACTCAGTTTCTTTTTTATTAACAGTAAATTTAATCTTTTTTTCATCAGAAGTAGACTCCATAAGAGCCATTATTACTTCTTTTTGTTTGGGAAAAAATCGCATGTTGGATTCTGAACAATTAGATTCGATAAAAGTCTTGATTTCAGCAGACCGTTTTTCGCTCACAATCTTAGCAAGTTCGGCTTCTTTTGCTTTAGCTTTCTTTGCTTCTGCTTCAAATTTTACTTTATAGTCATCAGATGTTTCCTTTTCCTTCTCTAACTTTTCAAAATCTTCTACTGCAACAAACCTTTTACCTTCGACCTCGGTTACTTTTACTCCGTTTGGCATAATATATACCTTCCTTTCTTTAGATTTTTCTATATGTGGTTGCCCCGGACCGGGACGTTCGACCCTTCTCATTTGCCCGCCACATTCGGGACATGTTAATTCATCACAATGTTTATCGGAAGTCATCTTATAATTACATTTAATGCATTCACAATTATATTTTTCTGCTTTTTGATATATAATTATTTGAGCTTCTTTATCGGTATTATATAGGGCAGCAATATCCTTTAAGTTTGTTACTGCCGGTAAGTCCCCACCTAAAAAAGCTATAGCAGATAACACTCTATTATATTTCTTCTTTGTAGATGGCTCTGTATAATTAAATAATATCTCGCTTGATATTCGTTTATATGCTCCGTTCTTTATCAGGTTATATAATACTTTTGGCACTTCTTTTATATTTACAAGTATTTTATCGCCCACATGCTTCAATTTCGTTATCCAGCCACCAGCAGGAAGACCAGACTTATGCAGTAATTCCTGTTCATCGGAGTGACCCAACTTGACCCTCGGTTTCAATATATCTATTATTTCGTTAGTATTTTTTACAATATTTTCGAGGTCTTCATCGGTAATTTTATTATTATTCCATACCCCAGTAGCAAATACTTCAACGTCATTCAGCTCATAAGTCTGCGAATATGCTTTCCACATTGCTTGCTCCATAGATGTTAGGTTACCTTGCTCCTCAGTCTTCACCCATTTGCCTTCTTTATCCTTTTTCCAACCTGCCCGTTTTAGGCCAGCCCAGGCGGTAGCTGCTGCAAGTGCCTCTCTTTCGGCTCTGTCTTTGTATTGCTCCCAGGCATTATTATAGATTTTCACCCAGGTTTCCTGGGCTTCCTTCGGCATTTCTTTTATGGCTCCGGGGATATTTCCCGGTACTTTATATGGCATGTTACTATCTCCTTTAGAAATTTTTCCCTTTCATGGGTAAAGCTCGAGCCTTTAGTTCGGGCGTAATCGGCTTAAATGTTTCATATTTTGTAATTGGCACGACAGTCGACCGACAAAGATAATGTAATGGCGGTGTAAATCGTCCTAAGTCAGGGTCGCCTATCTCAAAAACCTGTCCATCAAGAGACTGACAAATAGGGGTAGTCCTATCATCCATCACGGCCGAAAACATTCCGCCGGTAACTACACTTCTTACATCGGGGTCTCTCATCATATCTAATCGACCCTGGTTATAGGCATCGGAAAAATTAGTCCGGACAATATTTTCCAGGTGATATGGAGTCAGGAGTTTGCCATCTCTTGTCTCTATTCCTGGACTTCCAATATATTGCTGGAAGTATTTATCCAGTTCGAACATTATCTCATCGGCACTCAGCCCATTTTTTGCACCAGAATATAATATAGTTTTAGCTTCTTTTAAGATATCATCTCTCGCTATACCGGCAATATGGAAAGACTTATTCTTCAAGAGATTCTCCATAGCCTTCCCTGTCAATATACCGACATACTTATATTGTTTTAGCTCGGCTTGTACCTCTGTATGTCCATACCGCCATAACTCCTGTAGCCATTTATGTATCGTATCCCGAAATTCTCCTACATAAGATAGCTGTAATTTTTCTATTTCATTGGCATTATTATTCTCAATAATCTTAGCTTTTACAATTGCCTTTTTTAAAGTTTCTTTTTGCCTCTCAATTATCTTAGATAACTCCTCTTTTGCTTTGGCTTCATATTTATCAAGGTTGCTTATTATCCTTGTAAAATTGCATTTCTTCTCATATTGGTTCAATGGCCTGGAAAGTCCAGCTGTAAAATCCGCTGTAAATTCTCCGCCCGTCTTCTTTGGCTCTGGCAATACAATATCCTTTTCTTTTGCGGGGATTTTTAAATATTCCCGTACCCATTCTTCCTCTGGATTAATCAACCTGGCGTCAACTAACATCTTGGCTATTTTAGCTTTACCTTCCTGGTCATCTTTTATTAGGGATTCAAATTCGAAGTAAGGATATTTCGGGTCGGGAAAATTGAAGTCAATCAGTCGTTTGATAATTTGCTCCCGCATTATAGTATCCTGGGTCTCTTCCCCAAGATAATTTAACACATAAATAAATACATCAAAATGGGTTTTCGAGAGAGCATAAGAGCCTTTCTCACCGGTGTCCATAATCAGCGACCCAACTAATAAGGCTCGTGCTATCATATTATTGTTGGTATCGTAAGCAATTTTATATCCTGGCTCGCCTCTTCTTTCTGCCTCTAAGAACTCAGCCTCAAGTGCCTGAGGCATTACAAGAACAGAATCAGATTGTATACTCTTTAGGATTTCAAGGTAATCGTCTTGTTTTGTTTTTTTTGTCCCTGGAGGGTATCTTCCCACAATGGTAGGTTGTCCAAATTTCTCGAGATATATATTCCAAAATCGTTGCAGGATGTCATTGGAAAAATAATAGCGGTAAGCTGCTCGGAAATCTGACTCACCATATAAGCTCTCTGAATTATCATCTGAAGGATTGTAAGATACGATAACAAATTTATTTATTGGCAAATTAGTTGTATTGCCTTCGATAAGACCCTTCTCATCTATATTACCAAATTCATCACATTTAAAAGAAAAATCCTCAGCTGCTCTAACTTTAATATTCTTCAATCCTACCATACCTTGAAAGTCTCCGGTCTCAATTACCTTATAGTTCAGCTCTGCCACTGCATAACCATCTCGCATAACATTCCATATCTTGAGAAGAAAATTATTTATACTACCATCCATCTCAGAAAAGCAATGTTCGATAAACTCTTTTTGCCTCACAGCCTCTTTATCTTCTTCATCAGCTGCCCTAATCTTCCAGGGGGTCGATAGCCTGGCATGCTTTTTGAGCATGAATACGGCCTTGACTTGACCGTCTCGTTGCTGCATTTTGCGATATATAGACAGTCCCTTCTTACCAACAAGGGAATCGGGGTTGTATACTTCTGTTTGCCCCATCCCCCATATATTAGTTCCGGAGTGAGACATCTCACCCATATCGGGCTTTACTAATCTATTTATCGCCTTCTTAGATTTTTCGTATATATTTTTTATATTCATTTGCACCTCGAAACGGAAAGAATATCATAAAAATAATACCACGATAAAAACATAATGTCAAATATTTTTTTCTACCAGTCTTGATTAGCGGTCTCTGTCCTCCCCGTACTCTTAGCTTCTATCTCTGGAGGCAAATCAGACTCTAACAATAATTCTGTTATCGCCCATACTAAGGCATCCAATCTATCGGGAGATTTATCACCTGGGACCCACTCGCATAATTGATCTTCAAGGTCTATAAATGTTCCAACGTGATGAATACGTCCCTGCTCGTAAAGAGCCGATACTGGCTCAGCCCTCACATATTTCCCTCGAGAAGCTCTGACGCTTTTGTAGCTTACATCTGGGTCACAGGACTTTATTACATACTCTATCATATCACCGCCATTATTTACTTCCCCTATTATCCTATCAGCACCAAATTTAAAGTATTCAACTGTAGAAGCTTTTCCCCATTGATCGGGGGTTCCCTTTAATGTGGCGTCATCAAGGATATAGCCATGTCTATCGGCACTTATTCCACCAACAATTATTCCTGTTTCCGCAGATGTTTCGGTTGCTGTTGCCTCAGGATCAACCGCTACTACTATCCTGACTAATTCAGGAGCCTTGTTCACCCTGTTATCATCAATTATTTTCCTTGTCCATAAAGCATTAGGATTGTCTTCTAATATCTGCCCTTCGATTTCTTGCTTACCTAATCGAGTGCCTACATAAGGAGCAATAACATAATCAAAGTATTTTTTGGGTAAGTTATCTTTGTTTTCATAGGTGCTTCCTCTAACCGCTATAGTATTTGGGTCTTTAACAAGATTCTTTATAATGGGAATTGGTCTCGGAGTAGTAGTAACTAATATTCTCATATCTTCACCTTCACGAAGACCGAACATTAGATTGTCCCAGATATCTTGTGGATACTTGAATTTTGCCAGCTCATCAATCCACGACCTATCATGAGAAGGCCCCCTTACCTGGTCTGGCTCATCGCCTGAATATATAGTTCCTACACATCCATTAGGCCAGACTATACGCCTTTTCGATGATTCGTATTTGGGGTAGAAATTAGGGTTTGATATCTTGAGGATTGAAGAAGGGCCAATCTCTATCATGGTATCTCTTACATCAGCTTTAGTCTGGCCAATTAAAGCAATATGTTTAGCTCCATTTTTCGCTTGGTCGGTTACCCATTCAGCACCTGTGCGGGTATTATGAGTAGCAATAAAACTCTTTGTTATTAAAAATAAACCATCTTTAGAATTAACAGTTAAACATCTCATTTTTTTCTTGCCTACTTTTTCAGCTTTTACAATAAATCTGCATTGATGTCTGCTCATCTGATTTTTGGTAGCATTCTTTTGATTAATTAGTTTTCGTTTTAATTTAAAAACATCATAATTAGTTTTAAACCTTATTCTATATTTATCCTTATGTCTTTTTCCATTAAGATAAGATTTGCCTTTAAATATCCATGCTTTAATGCCTAAACTATTAATTAATTCAAATACATTGACAGCTAATTTTTTATAAACGCTTACAAATTCACATCGCCCAGTTTTTTCACAATAACCATCTGAATCCATTAAACCTTTTAATAATTCAGTCCTTTGTTTTATTGATGAATTCAGATATATAAAAGGTACATGCTTATTTTTATATAAATCCATTCCCTTTAATAAAGATATCAAAGAACCACTTGCTTTATATTGTCCTGTATATATATTTCTTACTGGCTTAGCATTATTAGAAACAGAATATCTATTTTTATCTTTTCCAAAAGGTTTACCTATTTCATAACCATCGGCTTTAATATATTCCAATACTTCTAAATCTTCTGTTGTAATACATGAGGTCTTGCTATCTCCATCTCCTAACCATATTCCAAGCGTATACGGTTCTATCTCTAATTTTTGTTTTTTAAATCTCAAGGGTTTAGTTATCGGGATTCTATGATTAGTTTCCCTTGCTTTATATTTTATTGTTTCAATTATCTCTTTAGTGGTTTTGATACTACCACGTTTTCTTTTACCCCTTCTTATCTGTTTATCTTCCAATTTTGATATGGTATACCATAAATGTTCTTCACCACATATAATTGTTTCTCCAGTATCAAAATATAATTTATATGCTTGTTTTTCTTGAATTTCGTGGGCTTTAATTACTTTGCAGAGACTTCCATTAATATTAAAAATAATATCATTATCTTTAATATCTTTTAATTTCTTCCAACCATTTATTGTTCTGATATCATCATTAATATCAGATAATTTTCCCCATCCACGCCCTGTTAATATCATCCACGTTAACCATTCGCCATGTGGCGGCAACTGATGAGGTCTTGCCCATACTGACCAATCATACAATAAATCTTCGGCTTCCTCATCAGTAAGACTATTTAGTAGTTTTGCCCTCTCCTGCTCGCTTAGCAATGCTATTGATTTTATCAATGAGTTTCTGTTTGGCATTAGTTATATTTAATTCCCCTCTTTCGGTAGCTTCGCCCATCATAAGCAAGTCCAATTTTGCCATTTCGACTAAAACGCCGGGCTTCGATATTATAATTTTTTTGTCTTTTAGTTTTTGTTCAAATTCTTCAACAACTTTTCTAATTAAAGCTCTATAATCAGCTTTTGAATTAACAACTGCTTTATCAGTCTTAGCTTTTAATTTCTTGCCATTATCAATATCCCTCAATTCGATACGGTCTTGCCAGTTAAATGCTACTGACCATCGTTTTAAAGTCTTCAAACTGGGGACACTTAAAGGACATTCTGGGGACATTAATTTTTTTCTTAATTTAGATAAACTTCTTTCACTACCCATTGCATAATATATTTCAAAAACTTCTTTATTTTTAAGTGTTTCTAACATTTATTAAACTCCAAAATTTTATTCTCAATTTCTTTTTTAGACAAATGGTCAAATTCACTTTGCCAAATTACCAAAGTTTTATATCCAAAATTAGCAAAAATTTCTTTCCGTCCTTTTTCACTTCTTCTATAATTCCCTTTAGTTACTTTATTGGAATGCCAATAATCTCCAAAAAATTCTATAATTTTCTTTTGCCCATTAATATTTATAAAGTCTGGCATTAAACCATCTATTATCAATTTTCCATCACCTACAAATTTATATTCATTAGGACAAATTTCTTCAATTATCTTAAATAATTCTTTCTCTTTTTTGTTTGGTTTTACTTTAAATTTATCCATCATTTTCTTTACAAATTCAGGGTCTTTCCATTTCTTTATTAAACCTTTTCTTGTTTTTTCTACAGATTCTTTTGATTTTTTTTGCCCTAAATGTGCTTTTGCCATTTTTAATTTACACTCTGTAGATTTTGGAATTCCTTTTCTTGCTTTACTAAACCGTTCCTTTAATTCTTTTGTATGTCTAAATCCTATTGCATTTTTATTATTCTTATAACTTTTAGATATATGACCTTTATATAATCCTAATTTATATACTTTACTACGCAATGCTTTAAATGTTCTGTAGGGAAAATATTCTTTCTGAATATCTATTAGTTTCATATCATAAAACAACTTTTTTAATAATTTAATTTCCTTGTTAGACCAAAACAACCTTAATTCTCCCCCTCTTTAATAGTTACTTTAACCACTTCATCTGGTTTATGTATCCTATTCAATTTATCTAAAACATCATCAGTCGGTTGAAACTGCAATACCAACCGTGCCTCTTTATCCAAACTGACTAAAGACTTTATTTTCAATTCTTTTATAAGTACTTCAAAAGAAACTTTCATATTTCACCTATACAAATAATAATTCTGGGATAGCTTTAATTCTATCTTTACTAATCTCTACATATTTTTTTTCTTTCTCAATTAATATATAATTTCTCCCTAAATTCTTACAGGCTACCCCTGTCGTTCCCGACCCTGCACAATTATCTAAAACAAGGTCGCCTTTATTAGTATAAGTTTTAATAAGATATTCAAATAAAGCTACGGGTTTTTGGGTAGGATGTAAACTAGGTCTATCTTTTGAAAATTTCAGAATATTTTTGGGATAGCCAGTATACATCTGTTTATATTCCGTTTTCCTCTTACCACCACCAATATTTTCTGTAATTTTAGAACCTTGTTTGGTTATTTTGTTACATTTTATTAAACCTTGTGGATTATATATTCTACTATTGAAAACTATAATATTTTCAGTTATTCTAAGAGGTTGTTTCTTTGCCATCATTTGATTAGCAAATGCTTTTATATACCATATCCAATCATACTTATAGTTTTTAATATTACTCATTCTTAAAGCACTACTAAAAGGTTCACTTCCGAATAATACTATTGCACTATTATCTTTAATTATCCTCTTATATTGTTTCCATAACGGTTCAAAAGGAATTATCGTATCCCATTTACAAGCTGTAGTTCCATAAGGCAAATCACATAAAATCATATCAATTGACTTATCATCTATCCCCTTCATCACTTCTAAACAATCGCCACATATTATTTTATTTACTTCCATGTTTACCTTCTTAATCTAAATTCTAATTCCCTATCTAATTCTTCACTTATATCAAAGTTCATCAATTCGTCGTGTTTTATTAATTTAGCTTTAATTTCTTCTAATTTATCATTATCTTTTCCATTATAATCTTTAGAATTAATTCGATAATAACTTAAAAGAGAATTAAGAAATTCTATTAATTCTGTAATTTTATAATTATATTTATTTTTCATTCCTTCAACCTCACTACACCCTTATCATTTGCTTTTTCTAATTCATTAACAATCGCCTTATACTTCTCGCCCCGTTGAAGCAAATTAATAATTTGTTTAAATTTAAATTCATCTTCTTTTGGCATTTCAATAGACCAACCACCACAAAGCCCTGCATAGGCTTTACAAAACGTTATCGCTTCTTTAGTTTCCATTTAAATTACCCCCTTTATTTTCATTCCTTCAACCTCACTATTACCTTTTCCTCTAATTCGTAAGCTTTTTTATCTATCATTTCCACTATAAGTTTTTCTTCTATCTCACTTCTAACGAGCATATAATTATGGCATTTCGGACATTTTACTATTTGCTCTTTAGGCTTGCCATAGATATCAAAGCCTGGACTGCCTACAAAAAAACATCGATTGCAGGGTCGACCATCTTTTGTTGTTCCTTTACAACGAACCTCTATCTTATCTATAATAACACCACCCGCCTTATTTTTCAAATTTTATTTTAGTCAATTATCTAATTTTATGAGAATCTTCTATTATTTTTTTGCCCATTCTGTCACATTCATTTACCATTTTATTTTTCTGTATCCACTTTTCACCTATCCAAGACTTATTATATTTTTCGCACATTACAAAAGCAAGCCATAAAAAATTAAAATCATAAACTATTTCTCTATTTTTATTTGCAAAATCAGAAAATCGTTTTATCATAAATAAATTTATAGAATCTCCCAATTTTAAACCTTTTATATCAGTATTACATTGATAATAATAGAGTAATATATTTTGTAATTGCTCTTGTGTGGGTAGCCAGATACATAAATCCTTTGCGACATCCTTATCCATATCGTAGCCAATATTTAGAAATACTCGATATATATTTGAACCAACTATAAAAGGAATATACTTCGCATTAGGAACTAATTGAACTTTAGTAGCAACCCTATCACTGAATTCCCAACTACAAAGTGCTTGTATCTCCTCTGCCTGCTCACACATCTTTATATAATTTTCGGTTATCATTTATTTTTCCTCCTCTAATCTTATTATTTTAATCACATCTTCTAAACATCTTACAATATAATACGCCCCACCTAATCTCTCCCAATTTGCCTGCCACTTCTTTTGGTCTGCTGATTGCACACCGTCAATTTTTTTTACTTCCAAAGCTATAGCTTCAAGTGTTTTTATAGAATTTGTCAAATATAATGGCACAAATAATAATATATCGGCACTACCTTTTTCCCCAAACTTGATATATCTCATTTTGCCATTTTTGCCCTTTATAGGCATTGCTCCGCTATTATTACGAATAAACATCAGTTTACCTTGATTCTTCAATATTTGTAAATAATCCTTAATGGCTCTTTGGATATCCTTTTCAGGAATTACTCTTTTCAAAATATCACCGTCCATACCCAATACACAATTCCACATAAGCTAACCAAGCTCAAAATAAACCAGACTATAGCGTCATCGTTTTCGGCTTTCGGTATCGGCTTGGTGAAATAGGCTGACTCGGCTTTCGTGTATTTATTGTATTTATATTTCATAGCTTCTTTAGTTTTCATTTAATCCGTTCCCCCTATTTTGATATTGCTAATTTCTTCTTCATTCGGATAATATGTTTGTTCCTGCTTATCGATTATGTTTTTGAATAAATCGATAGTATATTGCATAAACAATCCAATATCTAACATATCTTCCTCTGGAGAAAGTCCTGGCTCGTGATTCACAAAATCATCTCTAATATCTTCCATCTTAACTATCTTGGTTATCATTTATTTTTCCTCCTCTATATCAATATCATATCTTTCATCGGTATCATCAAATATTATAATTTTGCCTTTTAGGATATGGATATCGTAATCTCTAATTAGGTTTTT